CCCGGAGAACCCAACAGCGGGTGGATCCACGCAAGTTGGATTCCTGAAAACAGAAGAGCACAATATCTTCTTGCTTATAGACAAGAAGGTAAAACTAAATATAAACCAATACTAGGTAAAGCTAAAGAAGTATTAATGTGATAGAAGAAAACTTGTATGTTTTTAAAACTAAAAATTTTAATAAGCATCAAAAAAAACTAATCGATAAAATTTTTAAAATACCATTAAACCCTTTGAATATGGATGATGGTGAAACTCTAAGACATACTGATTGGAATTTACCTAAAAGAATGCAAAGAGAATATTTAGAATATTTTAACAAAGAGATATTTCCAGATTATGCAAAATATTTTTGTGAAAAAACTAATTGTAAAAACTTTGTATTAACTAAAATTTGGTTTCAAATATACGGAAAGGGAGATAGTCATAATGAACATAATCATCCAAGTTGTCATTTCACTAATGTTTTTTATGTAAAACTACCAAATATCAATTTAAAAACAAAAATAACATGTTTATCTAAAAAAGTTATTGAAACTAATATTAATGAGGGAGATATTATATCTTTTCCTTCTTATTATTTTCATTCTTCTCCCAAAAACACAAATGATGAGGATAAAATAATAATTGCTTTTAACCTAGATATTTTAAAATAACATGGTATATTTTTATTATGGCAATATCTAGAGGACAAATACCAGCACAAATAGACGGAAAGCTTAGAGGCGCTAGAGGTGAAAAAAAGAAAAAAATACAAGTTAAAAAGAAACTTATTAGCAAAAAACCTAAGGTCTTCAAAGTTTAGTCAAAAAGTGGTACAATCCAAGAAATTGTACAACCGTAAAAAGGATATTAATGGCAACTTCAGGGACTACAGCATTTGATTTATCTATAGAAGAAATCATTCAAGAAGCTTACGAAAGATGTGGTATGACTACAACTAGTGGTCACAGTCTTAGATCAGCAAGAACAAGCCTTAATTTATTATTTGCTGAGTGGGCAAACAGAGGAATTCATCTTTGGAAAGTATCATTACATGAAAACACATTAGTTTCTGGGCAAGCTGAATATGCTGTAGACTCAGCTGTAAGTGATGTTCTTGAAGCTTTTGTATCTACAACTGCAGAAGGTGCAAATACTGTAAATACCCAAGACGTATCTTTAACTAAAATCGATAGATCAGCTTATGCTGCTTTACCAAACAAATTAGCTTTAGGCCAGCCTTCACAGTATTATGTAGATAGACAAGAAATTCCTAAAATATATTTATATCAAGCTCCTAATTTAATTACATATACAGTTTTAAAATATTATGTGATTAAAAGAATACAAGATGCAGGAGCCTATACAAATGATGCTGACGTTGTGTTTAGATTTTTACCCTGTATGGTTGCAGGACTTGCTTATTATTTAGCAATGAAAAACGCACCAACACTAGTACAACAAAATAAATTAATTTATGAAGATCAACTTAAAAGAGCTCTTGATGAAGATGGTCAAAGAGCTTCAACTTATATCACACCTCAATCTTTTTACCCTAATGGAATATAATTATGGCTAAATGGGCAACAGGTAAAAGATCACAATCAATATCAGATAGATCTGGTATGGCCTTCCCTTACACAGAAATGGTAAAGGAATGGAATGGTTCTTTAGTACATTACTCTGAATTTGAACCAAAACATCCACAAATAAGACGTAGGCATTTTACTGCTGATGCAATTGCATTACAAAACACAAGACCAATGAGATTTCAACAACCAATTGATATTTCTAATATCAATCCACAAGCACCTCAAGACGATACAATAGTAAGCTCCGGTGGTTCAATGGTTGGAATTGCTAATTTATCATTACCGGGTCAATTTGCTTTTCAAACACAATATGTAGAAGTAATTAGGGATGGAGTAACTACAATTTTACATAGTATGATTCCCCAAGATCCTTCTTTACAAAATAGAAAAAGACAAGCAGATTTAATTGTAGGAAACGTAACAGTGAGTATAACATAATGGCTATAACACATTCAGATTTTTTAACACAAGTAAGAAACTACACAGAAGTAAATTCAAATGTTTTAACCGATGCAATTATCCAAGATTTTATAAAATCTGTAGAATTAGATATTGCAGGTAAAGTTGATTATGATGATTTGAGAAAATATGCTACATCTAATTTTACTGCAGGTAATAGATATGTTATTTTACCTGGTGATGCTATGGTAGTAAGATCTGTTCAAATGATAGACAGTAACAATAATAGAATTTTTTTAGAAAAAAGAGATACAAGTTACATTTCAGAATTTGCTCCAAATGACTCAACAACAGGAACTCCTAAATACTGGGCCAACTGGGAAGATAATGTTCAACAAGGTCAAGTAATTTTAGTTGCACCAACACCTGCAACTGCAGATACTGTACAAGTTAATTATATCAAATCACCACCAGAATTTACAAGCACTTCTAATACTTATTTATCTACAAACCAAGAATCAATGTTGTTGCATGGTGTTCTATCGGAAGCTTTTAGATTTTTAAAAGGTCCTATGGATATGTACAATCTTTATGAAAAGAAGTACAATGAAGAAACACAGAATTTTGCCCTACAACAAATGGGTAGAAGAAGACGATCGGAGTATGATGATGGTGTACCAAGAATACAAATACCTTCACCTACTCCAAAAACAAATTAATAAGGAGAATAATTATGGCAATAACAACAAATGCAATCTGCAATACTTTTAAAAAAGAGTTACTGCAGGGAAAACATGACTTTGATACATCATCTGATACTTATAAATTAGCAATGTATACAAGTTCTGCAACTTTAGGAAAATCAACAGAAAACTATTCAACAAACCCAGGTGGTGGATCTAACACAGAAGTAACTTCATCTAACTACACAGCTGGTGGAAGTGCTTTAGTGAACCAAGGTGTAAAAGTTTCATCTTCAGTAGCTATTACTGATTTTGCTGATCTAAGTTTTCAAAACGTAACTCTTACTGCAAGAGGTGCTTTAATTTATAACACAACTACAGATGGTGGTTCCAATACTACTGATGCAGTTGCTGTATTAGATTTTGGTGGTGATAAAACTGCAACGGCTGGAACTTTTACAATTCAGTTTCCTGCATTTACTACCGCTGCTGCTATTTTAAGAATAGCTTAATAAAGGAATAAAATGATATGGCCACTGGATGGGGTAAGAAGACATGGGGTGCCGAAGCTTGGGGAGATCTAAGCGATACATCCGTAACCCTAGGTGGCCTATCATTAACATCAAGCATTGGAACAGAAACACATGTAATTGATCATCAAGTTACACTTTCTGGAATTGAACTAACATCATCTATAGGCACAGCAGCAGGAGGTACTTCTGCTCTCGTTTCAGTTACGGGAAGTTTAGAATCCATAGGTGTAGGAACTGTTTCAACACCTATTGGACAAGACGTAGGTGTATCTGGTTCGCAATTAACTTCTTCTATAGGAGCTGCAACAGTGGACGAAAGTACCTTAACAGGAGAAGGTTGGGGTAGAGGTGAATGGGGAGAATTTGCTTGGGGTGATAACTTCTCAGTTCAAGTTACAGGTTTACAATTAACATCTTCAATTGGAAACGAAACCGCATTTACAGATGTTACTGTTTCAGTAACAAGCGCTGGTCAATTGACTACTACTTTTGCTAGTCCATCTTTCTCAATTCAAATTGATCAAGATATATTTGTATTAGCATCAGAAGATCAACTCGATGCGCTAACGACTGCATCAACAGTAACTGCAGATGCTAATGTAAGTGTTACTGGTGTTCAAGCTACGATATCTCAAGGAACAACTGTGGGTGGTCTTAAAACTCCAGTACCTGTTACAGGTATTCAAGCTACAATGACTTTAGGTTCTATTACCCTCGTACAGTCAACTAATGAATCTGTTACAGGACAACAATTAGCTATTTCTTTAGGTCAACACGCAGAAATACCAGGTCAAATTATAGGTGTTTCGGGATTACAGTCATCAACTTCTGTTGGTAGTGTGACAGTAGAAGCCTCTTCAAATATTGGTGTTACAGGTATTCAAATGACCGCTTCAGCAGGAAGTCCAATAGTAACGGCTTGGGCTGAGATAAACCCTGGAGTAACTAATGTTTGGACAGAGGTTGATTTAGCAGCTTAGGTAATGTAAAATTATTACAATTAAGGAGATAAAAATTTATGACATCGGCTTATTCTACAGATTTAAAACTCGAACTAATGGTCACTGGCGAAAATGCTGGTACTTGGGGAGATAACACAAATAACAATTTAAACTTAATTCAACAAGCAATTTCAGGATTTGAACAAGTAACACTTTCAAGTGGTGGTACTCTTGCTTTAGCAATGACTGACAAAGCTATTTCTAATGCTAGAAATATGGTAATCAAATTTGCAACAGCATCAATTGCAGCAAGCACAATTTGTACAATTCCAGATTCAATAGAAAAATTTTATATATTTGATGCAACAGGTTTAACTAATCCTACAAACCTTACAATTAAAACTGCATCAGGATCAGGATTTACTTTAGATGCTGCTAAAATTTACGCAGCATATTCTGATGGAACAAACTTAAAAGAAATTTCATTAGACACTTTAGGTGGAACTGTTGCTGCTGCAAACATTACAGGTACAATTGCAACTGCACAAATTGCAGATCATGCTGTGACCTACGCGAAAATTCAAGAAACAACTACTGCTAATAGAGTTATCGGAGCAGCTTCTGCAGGAGACGTGGGAGAAGTACAGATAGCTACAGCTATGATTGCAGACGATGCTGTGAGTGCCGACAAGTTAGCTAACACTGCGGTAACTGCAGGGTCTTACACACTTTCATCTATCACTGTGGATGCACAAGGTAGATTAACTGCAGCCTCTTCAGGTTCTGCAGGAGGAGGAGGTTTTCATTTAACAAAATTACAAAGAGGTCCTGCTTCGGGAACAATGACTTTCCCAGCAGACTCATCTAGTTTTTTTGCTTTTGCTTACGCAGCAGGCGGAGGCGGAGGCGGAGCTGGAAATAATGGTCCGGGAGGATCAGGAGGATCCGGAGGTTTTAGTTATGTTGAAGGGTCGGGATCTCCAGGATCGCCACAACCTTTTTCAATTGGTGCCGTTGGTAACGGAGGTAACGCTGGCAATACAGGTAATGCGGGTAACGCTGCAGCGGCTACAAATATTAACACTTTATTTACCGCAAACGGTGGAGGAGCCGGGGGCGGAGGATTGAACCCACCAGGTGTTGGTCCAGGAAATAATGGAGCAGGCGGAAATTTTTCAGCACCAGGTAAAACTACTATTGGTCTTCCAAGTAATGATTACATTTGGTACAGTAGTATTGGTCAAGGAGGTTCAGGAGGAACAGCACCACAAGATGGAGGTCCTTCAAGACAACCGGGATCATCAGGAAGTAATGGTGCAATCATATTTTATGAAAACACACCAGTTTAAAGGATATAATTATGGCATATTTTATTTTTATTAATAACCAACTTACAGCATTAGCTGCAAATGATTCTGCTAAAAGTGCTCTTAATGTTTCAGATTCAAGTAAATCTGAAAAAAGCATTTCAGATGAAGATTTTGTAAAAGTTAAAACAAATACTTTTTCTGTTTCATTATCAGGTGATACAGTTAATTTAACTGATTTATCAGAAAGTTTAGAAGGATCTTCGATTGATGAAAATAGTTTAAAACCTTATCATCAAGATATAATAAATCTTATTACTGAATTAGAATCAAACGATCCTACAAACGTAATGTTATCAGAGTGTACAGCTTACAAAAACTATTTAAAAAACTTAGATTACAGTTCACTTTCTTTACCACTTACTAAACCTTGGGAAAAGTATTGTGAAGATAATTCAATAACTTATTTGCATCCTTTACAAATACCATAAAAAATATATAAACAACGGATGTTCTCAAATACTATTGAGTTTAGTACCGATGAAAAATATATAAAAAATTATCCTTTTTGTAACCCGCAGCCTACTAAATTAAATATTCCAGAATGGTTTAAAAATTTAAATCATAACCCAAGAGAAAGAACTATTAAGGGTTGTATGCCTTTTCTAGATACTTTAACGTCTGGATATATTTTAAAAATGCCTGTAGATTATTTTTTTACATTTAATGAAACTAAAGATAATGCAATTGGCACGGGATATATTTCAAGTTTTGACGGAAAAGATATGAATTTAAATTACGGACAAGAAACTTTTCACGATCCAAAACAACTAGGAGATAAATGTCCTTTTAATAAAAAAAATAAAAATAATCTTTTTCACAAAATTTTAAATCCTTGGACAATAAAAACACCTTCTGGTTATTCTTGTTTATTTCTGCCTCCAATGAATAATACTGATGATAGATTTTCTATAATTCCTGGAATTGTTGATACTGATACCTTTCCTGAAGAGATTAATTTTCCAATAATTTTTAATGGTTCTAAATACCCAGTTTTAAAATCGACTATAAAAATAGGAACTCCTTATGTACAAGTATTTCCTTTTAAAAGAGATAATTGGAAAATGAAAATTACGTCAAAAAAAAATTCAAATTTATCTTCCTTTGAAGTATTAACACATGTATTACATAATTATAAAAATAAATGGTGGCATAGAAAATCATGGAAATAAATGAAACGCACGCACATTTACTAGAATACATACATATTGTTGATGGTGTGCTTCCACCGGAAACGCTAGAAAGTTTTTTAAAAATTTGCAACAACTACCCTGACTTTCAAAGCGGTAAGATATTAGGTAATAACAATTCTGTTGATGAAAAAATAAGAAAAACAAAAATATGGTATTTAAAAAGTATTCAGGAAAAAAGTTTAACTACTGTTCATTGGGCTAATTTTCTTCAATTTATATTTAACCAATTAATTAAAGAATATAGAAATGTAAAAAATTTAGATAATTTTAATGTGGGTATAAATGATATTCAAGTTTTAAAATATCAAAAAACTTCTCATTATAAATTTCATGTAGATGATGCTAGAACTATAAATAGATGTTTAAGTGTAATTTTTTTTGTAAATGATGACTATGAGGGAGGTGAATTAGCTTTTAAGTTTCCAAATAAAGAAAAAGAATTTACGGTAGAAAAGAAAAAAAACAGAGCTATTTTATGGCCAAGTAATTTTCTATATCCTCATTGTGTAAAACCAGTTATATCTGGTACTAGATTTTCGGTAGTAGCATGGGCAGTATAATTAAAGATAAATATAAAATAATTAAAAATTTTATTTCAAAAGATGAAGTAGAGTTGTTAGCTAAATATTGTAAAATCAAACATGTAACAAACTTAAGTGGTTTTGATTTTAAACAGTCA